GACGTAATCCGTGGTGGCCGTGGCGGGCTGAAGCTGGCCGCCCGGAATCTGCTTGACGGGGTCGCCGTTGCCGATGTCCGAGGGACCCGCCGACGCGCCGACGAGATACGTGTTGAGTGCGCCCGAGTTGGGGCTACCGCCCCTGATGCGCACCGGCTGGAGGCCAAAAGGCCGCTTGGTAGAAGCCATGCTGTAGTACTCCTATCAGGCGGCCCTTTGTTTCACTGGTCGAGAGTAGGGGTGCGGCCGCCGGAAAACACCTTGCTACTACTACCTCGATTACTGATTGGCATCGCCCTGTTAAGCTGCCGGTTTTCCGCAAGCTGGCGGTCAATGGCATCCGCGAGGGATCGGGTCCTCTCGGCCATCTGACGAGTGCGGGACTCGCTGATGTCGAGGGGCAACTTCGCGAGGGCCAAGTCTCCGATGGTGATGAGATTCCCGTGGGTGCCGTACTCCATGCTGGGAGCCTCGGGCCACTCGGGGGCATCATCCTTGCGGACAAACTCGTAACCCTCGCGCAGACGTGTCATGACGTTGACGGGATCCGGCTTGCCTTCCAGCATGATTCGGATCCACCGAGTGCCGAAGCCCGCCGACTTGAGACGCCGGGTCAGGGACTCCGGGACATCCAACTCGTTGGGTTCCTTCCACTCGCGCTTTCGGGAATCATCATCCCGGCTACGATGCACTGTCATGTCACTTCCTCCCGCGCTTGATATCGATATTGACGTAGCCGTCACCCGCATCCTGGATCTTCTCCTGGTAGCGGGCCGTGTCCTCAAGGGAAGCACCGAGGCGATTGGAAGCCCTCACGGTACCCTCATCGAGGCGGATACGCCTGCTGGGAGTGCGCGACTGCCCAGCCACCACCGGCTTGCGGGTTTCCGGTTCCCCCTTGAGGCGAGCCACCCTCGGCATCTCTGCCAGAAGGCGCTTCTCCACCTCTTCGTAAAACTCGGCGCTGGCGGGATCATATCCCTCCGTCACCAAGTCGTCGGAGATGGCCACTGCGGCTGCCGTCGCCAGCTTGTCAGCGTTGGGACCCCTGCCAAACCATGGATTGCTATCCATCCACTCCTTGGTCGCGGGGGCAAGCTGCACCTGCTGCTGCTGCGGCTGCTGCGGCTGCTGCTGCGGGGCTGGAGGTGCCTCTACCTTGTTGCTGCGCTCCCAAGCATCGAGGGCCTTGACTTCAAGGCGGGCCTCAATGAGGTCATTCTGCGCCGCGAGGATGGCATCCCTGTCAGCCGCGTCGTAGGCATCCTGGAACCGCTTCTCCGCTACCTTGATCTTGTCCTGCAAGCTATTCCGGTAGACGGTGTGGGCGGATGTCTCGGTGCCCTTGGCCTTCTCCAGGGCTTCGGCGGCTTCCTTGGCCTTGACTTCGGCTGCCGTCTCTGCCCTACTAGCCCTCTCTTCAGCGTCCTTGACACGGGCGAGGAGTTGCTTTATCCGCTTCTCCGCACGATGTCCGACCTTCTCTTCCTCCGGGGCAGCTTCGACGGGGGTCACGTCGGCCTTCGGAGTTTCGGTGGGGGCTACATCCACCTCGACCCATTCTTTGTTTTCCACAGTTGCGATCCTGCGTTACGCAATTACCAAGATACTTGAAATGAATATGGTTGTCAATACCCTACTCATTTATGCGGGCGGGATCCTGGATTACCGCCAGCACTTCGTCGTCGTTGAGGAGGAGGAATTTGACTCCCCCATACGCAAATTTGGCGCCGCTGTATCGCGGGTAGAGGATGTAGTCACCCACCTTGCACCACGGGGTATCTCCCATGTCGGGGCGGGTATAGGCCATGGGGCCCACAAGTTTCACCTGGCCAACACTGCGGATGAGGTCCATCGTTTCGATGGTGGCATCCGGAATGATGATGCCGCCCTTTGTCTTGGGGGCATTCGGGATGGGGCGCACCAGGATTCGCCAACCCCTGACGACAGGCATATCGACGGGGTCGGGAACGGTGGGATCAGTCCACCAGGTGGTATTTCCGCTACTCTTCGGAGTCGGCATCTGCATCGACTATTTCCTCCAATAGTTGGATTGCCGCCAACATACCAGAAGAATAGCCAACGTGCCACTGATAATTTTCGTAGGAGTCGGCCCGCCCCTCCAATAGGTCAAGGGCGAGCCGCTTCCTTTTGTCCTCTACTACTTTGCGGAAGTGGTTTAGCACTTGCCGCCCTTAGCCATCTTCGTCTTGCCGCCGTGCTTGTAGGCACCGCCGCCCATCATCTTCGTCATGCCACCCTTCTTGTAGGTGCCCATGTCGTCCCCACGGAGGGTCGCCCTCTTCGCGCGGGCGGAGAACTTGTCGGTGGGCAGCTTGGCGGGGTCACCCATCTTGCCGCCCTTCATCATCTTCTTCATCACCATGGTAGTCTCCTATCAGTAGTACTTGGCGGGACGGGTGCCCCGCTTCTCGCAACCGGCGCCTCGGATGCTGCCACCCTTGGCAAACCTCTCAACCATTCGTCCACCCGGAGTCCGCCGCAAAATCATGGCGGGGGGCGCATTGGGGTCTACCGTCTTGGGGGTAGCGCCGGGGCGGGACTCTTCATAATCTTCCAACTCATCCAGCTTGGCCCGCCGCAACTCTTCGGCCTTGGCCTGTTTTTCCTTTTCAGCAGAACGCTGCTTGTCCTTTCGCGTCTGCATTACCTTGTCGATGAGTGCCTCAAGGAGGGGGCGACGAGCTTCAAGGTCAGCGGGCATGGCAGCCTCAATAGTACTTGGCGGGGCGAACGCCGCGCTTCTCAGCACCACGACCCTTCACACCGCCGCCCTTGGCATACGGCTTGGTGATGGTGGCGGCATCTGGATTGCTGCGATCACTACGCGCGGGAGGAGCCTTGCGGCGATTCTCCTCGATCTTCTTCATCATGGCGTCCATCTTGGCCTTGTTGGCCTGGGCCTCCAGACGAAGCCTGTCGGCAAGGTAGTTGCCGCTGCGGCGGTACTCTGCCTCGTCCTCGGCAGACACCTGGCTGCCCTCTGCGTACTTCTTCACCTTGCCACCCTCCTTGTATGCGGGACCCTTCGCGCGCATGGCGCTACTGAGGAAGCCACTCTTGTCATCCGCTTTGTTAAATTCCTTTGCTACCTTGGGGGAAATCCCCACCTTTTTAGCAAAGACCGGGTCGTGGGCGGCACCAGCCATCATGCGGGCCTGCCTAAAGGATTTAGAGGGCACCTGTTTTCCTCCCGATTGCACTGACGGCAGCCGTAGCCGCCTTCTTGGTTTCCCGATCCTTCTGGGAAATCTTGAGACCCTCGACGTAACCCTTCTGGTCCTGGGCCTGCTGCCTCAAGTCCAACTCACGGTTACGCACCGCCAACTGCGCGGCGTTGTTAAGCATCTTGTCTTCGTGTTCCTTGGCCCGCATCTGCAACTCGGCCATCCCCAACTGCATGGTGGGATCCTGGGGCTGCCCCATCTGCTGGGCCTGCGCCAGATGCTGCTGGGCCACCTGCTGGACGGCCATCGCCTGGGCCTGGTCTCCCTGCGCACCCATCGCCATGGCGGCCTCGGCATACTGCATCACCGTATGCTCGCGGATGTTGGCCTGCAGGATGGGGCTGATGGCGGCAAAGATGGGGCTGCCACCACCCATGGGATCCTGGAGGAATGCCATCTTGGCCTGGATGTGGGCCTGGTGGTCCTGGCCGGGGAATGCCTTGATGGGCCTGCCCTCCGATGCCGCCATGATATCCTCAAGGGGGCTGAGGGGCTGGGGCTGCTGCGGCGGCGGGAGGATCTTATCGACGTTGTCCACCTCCATCGCACTATAGACGCGCTTGTAGATTTCGCGCATGTCGTGCATCTGGGGGGCCTGCGACGCCATCTGCAGGAGGGTAGTGGCGCGGGTGAGGCGGTGGGCGTTGGAGGGGGTGTTGGGATCCGAGGAGGGGATGATGTCAATCTCGGAAGCTATATCCACACGGAAAATTTCTGGCGGGGCCCCCTGGATTGGGTAGGGGTAGTTGGCGAGGTAGTCCTTGTCGATGCGCCGGAGGATCTTGAATTCCTGCTTTTGGGCGGCGTGGATCCTCTTGTGGGTGGCACTAAAGAACTTGGTGGAGGCCTCCAGGAGTGCCAGCGTGGTGCCCACGGGGCCGTAATTGGTGCTATCCGCAATCACCTGCTCCGTCGTATCAGCGAATTTCTGGCCTGCAGCAACCATCTCCTTGTGGAGAGTGAAGAGGGTCTGCGACGGCTCCTTGTAGGGAAGGGGGTAGATTGCCTTGGAGATATCCTGGAGGGTGGCATCCACGTCGCGCCACTCACCGGGGGCAATGGGGTCGTTGGCCCCCACCACCCGCATCGACTTCAGCTTGAAGCCGCCCTGGAGGTTGGCAAACATACCGGCATCCACCAGTGCGCGCATGCTGAGGGTGGCGGTCTTGGCCAGCGAGCCGATGAGGTGGATGAGGCCCAACCCATAGAAACCCATGGTGGGGACGTAGCGGTAGTGGACGAACCACTCCAGCTTGCGCTTCTGGGGATCCTGGGGATTCCAGTTGCGCCTCACGGAGAGGACCTTGCGCGACCCGCTATCCACCGTGACGACGTAGGGGAGGTTGCCTTCCCCAAAGTCGAAGTAGCCGTGGTACTCGTAGAGGACATAGGCCTTGTAGTTGGAGGGCTGGGCCACGCCCTGCAACTCATCCACCTTGGCGGCGATGGGATTCTGGTCGATCATGCCGGGGGCCCCAACGGGGACATTCCGGTAGAGGCCCGAATCCATGTCACCCTGCAAGTCTTCCTCACTGCGGAAGATTATGTGGGCGTACCTGTCGGCGCGGCGGAGGTCGGGGGCATTGTAGCTGACGACGAACTGATCGACGGGGACATATTCGGCGATGGGCCGGTTAAGGCCACCATCAAAATAAAGCTTTCGGAAGCAAGATCCCACCAGGGGAAGGGCGAAGAGGAGCCTCTCGGTTTCATCGAAGTACTCCACCATCTCCTCGAGGATCTGGTAGTTGAGGAACTCCTTGAGGCGGGAGGCTGCCGCTTCCTTCTCGGGGGACGAGGCACCCCAGATGCGCGTGCGCACAGGGCCAGCGGCGGGGAACAACTCCTGCACCGCCTTGCTCTGGAACTTCACCACGTTTTCGAGGAGGAGGGGGTGGTGGGCAGTACAGGCCCCCTCGAAGGGCTCCGCCGTCTCCTCGATCTTGAGGCCCAACTCCTCCATGCCCTTGACGATGAGGTTTTCCCACTCGGCGCGGGAATCGAGGTCTACCCGCACATTCTCGCAAATGTCGGAGCCGGTCTTCCCCAGGACACTCTCACTGAGGGTTTCCGCAAGGTTGGCGTCGTGGGAGGTATCGAGGGGGATTTCCTCGAAATCGTCGCCGCCATCGTCCAATTCGACAATGGTCTGGCGCAACCCCAGGATTTCCGTAGGCACACTGTTTTCAATGGGCATGCCGCATCATATCAGGAAAGCGGGGGGAAATCAAGCCCTCCAATAAGTCTTGCGGCGGTGGGGTACCTCTTCCTCCCCCACATTATCGTCCTGGTTATACAATACGTAGGAGTCGCGGAGGTAGAGAAGGGCCATGGTCATGGCATCAACCTGGTCGTCGTTGCGCCCCTTGGGGAATGCCAGGGATTCCTCCACCAGATCGTAACTCCAGTTTTGCTCCTCGGGAAACCACACCCTCCCCGACACAAAGAAGCGCATGACGGCATGGACCCTGGCGGTCTTGTCCTGCCCCTTCCCCGGCACATAGGGCATCACGGGGAGGCCAGCCCTTTGGAGGTCGGGGTACAACACTTCGCCGGATGCCTTCTTCTCCACGATGATCCTATCGGGGTTGTACTTCTTGGCAAGCTGGCGGGCCTGCTCCAGCAACTCGGGGTACTCCCACTTTCCCCTCCGGTTACCCAGGAGGATGGCGTTGGGTACGTTGAATTCCTTTCCTCGGCTATCCTCATGCCCGGTGGTGAAGATGCCCCAGACCTGCAACACGCTGTAGTCGTTGGTTTCCTTCTTGCCGAAGGCGGTATCGGCGGACATGATGACGCTATCGCAGGTGGGGAGGGGCTTGTCCTTGGGCCACCACTTGATGTTTTCCACCTTGATGAGGTTGCCCTCTTCGCCGGTGGGCTCCTGCATGTAGAGGGCATTCCACTGGCTGCGGGGCATCGTGGGATCATCCCTAAGATCCCTAAGGTATTGGGCGGGCCACCTCTCGGGCCAGTAGGATTCATCCTCCTCGGTGAGGGCGGGGATACTCAAGACTTCCCACTGTTCCGCGCGGGGGTCATCCTCCGCGTTGCGCAGGAGCCATCCCGCCAAATCCTCTTCGTGCCATCTCGTGGTGATGATGAGGATGCGCCCATCGGGCTGCAATCGGGATCGGAGGCCGCCGGGCCACCAGTTCTTCACGAACTCGCGGGCCGACTTACTCATCGCATCCTGTTCACTCAGGGGGTCATCGATGATAGCGAGATTAGCGCCACGACCTGCAATACCAGCAGTAATACCGGCAGCGACATATCTTCCTCCTTGTTCCGTATCCCAGCGGTTGGTA